GAAAAAGGTTATATGATTCTAGAAAATGTTCAAGGTATAAAAAGTCTGATCCGAGGACAAGACGTCTACGTACGTCCGATCCTCCGATCCCCTAACCATCATCCTAAACTGAATGATGTAATAGCCGTGTACCTAGCCGTCCAAGACCAAGGATATATTATCCCGGTAGATCATCCGGAAGGAATCAACCTAGATAAAGCCGTAGTTCAGGATCTCCTAGACATAGCCGGAAAGATATACGTTTTCGATAAAAAAGAGTATCTATATTTTTTTAAAGGAAAAAACGTATACGATCTTCATTTTGGCCAACCCCAAATGGAAGAAAGTCCGGAACGTCCGTCCGAAAGCCAGTACACGGTCTGGTTACGCCATAAATACAAAAATCATCCCGAGCTGAATAAATTAGTCCCTCTAACTATCCTACTGAAAGATTGCAATGAGGAGTACGGGACGATAAAGTCAATGATTAAGAAATTTAAACCCGACGACAGTTACGATTTTTACAACAACGTAGCCGTTCCGGTTTTTTATCTGATCGAACAGCACGGCCTGCGGATAACATATAAAGAGTTTGTCGAGCTGTTTAAACCCTACGACCCGGATTTGAATATTGAGCATAACATAGCTTACACAAGCTATAAGATGTACAACATTACCTCCCGGCCGACGAACGCTTTCAATAGCGTTAACTTTGCCGCCATCCCTAAAAAGCCGGAATACCGCAAATGTTTTCTTCCTCAGAATGACATCTTCGTTGAGTTTGATTTCGACGGATATCATCTCCGGCTTCTGGCCGAACAGGTTGGATTTGAACTAACCTCCGACCCGGCCCATACTCAACTGGCCCGGATGTACTTCGGGAAGGAAGATATCTCTCCGGAAGAATATACTCAGGCCAAGCAGATTAACTTCCAGGCCGTTTACGGAAACACTCCGGAGGAACATAAGGAATTTAAATTGTTTAAGCTTATCGAAAATTGGACACAGGACTTATGGAAGGAATTTAGTACTAACGGCTATGTAAATGCTCCAATTTCTGGCAAGAGGTTCTCTAATAGTATTGAAGGAATGTACCCTAAGAAACTTTTAAATTATATAATACAGTCTTTAGAAACATCCAGGAACATAAAAGTACTTAAAAATGCTCTTCAATACCTACAAGACAAACAGACGAAAATTGCACTTTATACTTACGATTCTATCCTCCTTGATTTTGCCAGAAAAGACGAAAGAAAGGTCCTTGAGGATCTAGAAAGGATATTAAGTGAGGATGGTAAATACCCTGTTAAGTTCAAAGCTTCTAAAGATTTAGTTTTCGAGTAAAGTATCCTATTTATATGTTAGACACTCAAAAAATATTAAATTACGATTTTGTCGAATCGTACCTACTAACAGATATGGGACATAAACTATTTTGTACTTTTACTAACGTAGAAGAGCTGGATACCTTACTTTATGATTTACAAAACAGATATACGATTCTATTCGACAAAATATTTGTTTTAAAAGTCCACGACCAACCCGAATACGTTTGCACATATAACATGGATCCTCATCAGGTCAGAACTTTTCCTGACAATACGATCCTGGTTCACCGGAAAAAAGAATCAAATACTTTGTATACGATCAATGCTCTGAATGAACTCATCATCAGACTGAATAACGGCGTGTTAGACAAGAATTTTAAGATAGATTGGAATCGATACCGAAACTGTATTCTACTCACAAAAGAAACTGAATTCAAGAAATTAACAACTTCTTTGCATCAGATTGTTGAAATAAGTTGACTTTCAGCAAATAAACTACTATATTAGTAGTACGTTATAAACCTTAACAAAAATAAGTTATATTCTCATGGATTTAAACGCCATTAAAGCAAAACTTGCAGAGATGAACTCCGGTTCTAATGACCGAGAGAAAATCGATTACGATAAAGTGTTTTGGAAGCCCTCTATCGGAAAGCATCAGATTCGGATCCTTCCATCCGCTCACAATCCATCCTTCCCGTTTACCGAAATTAAATTTCATTACGGTATCGGAAAGTATCCGATGGTGGCCTTGTCGAACTTCGGCAAGCAAGACCCAATCGAGGAGTTCGTCAAAGAGCTTCGAAAAACCTCGGACAAAGACAACTGGTCTCTGGCCGGAAAGCTAACCCCGAAAGTTCGGGTATTTGCCCCTGTCGTTGTACGTGGGGAAGAAGATATGGGCGTACGCCTGTGGGGGTTTGGTAAGACAATCTTCAAAGCCCTCCTTTCCCTGGCCGAAGACGAAGACGTCGGCGATTACACAGACGTTGTGAACGGATTCGATCTTGTGGTCGAGCAGGTAGCCGGTAACCCATACCCAGATACCTCCGTCCGTATCAAACCTAAGATGACCCCGGTCACTGCCGATACTACCTTGGCCGAGAAATGGCTAAAAGAACAGCCCGACCCGATGGCCTCATTCACTCAGTATGACTATGAGTTCATCAAACGTCAGCTGATGAAGTACTTGGATCCGAATGCCGAGGACGAGACTACTGAGGCTCCGGCTAAGGCTGTGGCCGGTCCGTCGGCCGATCTTGAAGAAGCTTTCGCAGACAATACGGCAAAGCATTCTCAGGAAAAGAAAAACATCGTATCGAAGTTTGATGATTTGTTTGACTGATTATGGCCAAATCTCAAACCAAAGAAAAAGCAGAAGGTATCGTCAAAGGTAATTTCAGCCTAGATACTTTTAAACTGAAGAAAGGATTCTCCGGGAACTCGGTAAAGTTTAAAAATCAGGAATGGATTCCGCTTTCGCCGGCCTTCCAAGAAGTTACCTCCCTCCCGGGAATCCCTACCGGTCATATTACCCTCCTCCGGGGACATTCCGATACCGGCAAGACAACGGCGTTGTTGGAGGCTGCCGTTAACGCCCAGATGATGGGCATCTTGCCGGTATTCATTATCACCGAGATGAAATGGTCCTGGGAGCATGCCCGAGAGATGGGTCTGGAGTTTGAGTCCGTAGTCGACGAAAAAGGAAACACGGTCGACTACAAAGGCTTCTTTCTGTACGCCGACCGTGGCCGTCTGAACACCATCGAAGATGTAGCCGTGTTCATAGCCGATCTTATGGACGAGCAGGCCAAAGGCAACCTACCTTACGATATGTGCTTCTTTTGGGATAGCATCGGATCAGTACCTTGCGAACTTTCCGTCCGTTCGAACAAAAATAACAACGAATGGAACGCCGGAGCAATGTCAACTCAGTTCGGAAACAATCTCAATCAGAAGATCTTGCTATCACGGAAGGAAGGTTCGAAATATACAAACACCCTGGTTGCTATCAACAAGGTGTGGACGATGAAACCTGAATCCCCGATGGGACAGCCCAAGCTACAGAACAAAGGCGGTATGGCAATGTGGTATGATGCGACGATGGTTTTTACCTTTGGTAACATCACCAACCCCGGAACCAGCAAGATCAAGGCCATCAAAGCCGGAAAGCAGGTCGAGTTTGCCAAGAGAACAAACATCCAGGTTGAAAAAAATCACATCTCAGGAGTAACCACCCGAGGTAAGATTGTTATGACCCAGCACGGGTTTATCGAAGATACTCCGAAAGCGATCGAAAACTACAAGAACCAGCACAAAGATCACTGGCTAAACATCCTAGGATCTGTGGACTTTGACCTGATCGAAGAAGGAGATATGGAAGAGAATCTAGCAGATATAGGACTAACGGATGAATAAATACCTGGACATTTTAAACAACCTCCAGGAAAAACCACCTCCGAAAGCCGACGATCATATCCTGCTGGTCGACTCTCTGAATACATTTATCAGAAGCTTTGTTACGCTTAAATCCATGAACCCGGGAGGCTACCATGTTGGTGGTCTCCTAGGGTTTCTTCGATCCTTAGGCTATCTAACCCGGACCCTGGACCCCACCCGGATCATCTGTATCTTCGACGGAAAAGGATCGTCGATGAACCGGAAAAACATAGACCCGAACTACAAGGCCCAACGAGAGCATCTGAAGATAACAAACTGGGGGATGTTCGACACCCGGCAGGAAGAGACTCAATCGATGACCGATCAGATCGACCGGCTTATGGATTACCTTGAGTGCCTGCCGGTGACCATCTTAAAGTACGATAAGATTGAAGCCGATGACATCATCTCGTTTATAGCCCAAGAGAAGGCCAGCCAAGGTTCCCGAATCACCATCGTATCGTCGGATAAAGACTTTCTTCAGATTATCCGACCCGGGATCAACATCTACTCTCCGATCAAACGTCAGCTTCAGGACGTCCACAACATCCAAGAGATCTTAGGCATCCATCCGACCAACTACCTGATTGCAAAAGCCATCATGGGAGATAACTCGGATAACCTGGCCGGAGTCAAAGGCGTAGGAATGAAATCTTTAGTCAAAGAGTTCCCCGAGCTTGAAACTACCCCCGGCAAAGAGCTGAATTATGTATATCAGATATGTGAAGCAAATCTAGAAAAAAGAAAGAAACTTTACGCAAACATTATATACGAATGGGATAAGATTCAGAGAAACTACGAACTTATGAATATCGGAAATCCAAGGTTGACTCTGGAAGAAAAAAACGCTATATTAGAAGATATAAAGCATCCGAACACAAACCTGCACGTGAATCCTTTCATTCGATATTTAGAGAACGATCGAATAGAGTCTATTGCAAATAATGTTGAAGGATGGTTAGAAACATTTAGAACACTCACCACAGTTAAAATTAAATGACAACGCTATCAAAGTTATCAAGTTTCGGTAAAGGTTTTCAGTTAAAGGTTATTGGTTCTCTACTCACAGACAAAAAATTTATACTCGACGTAAGAGATACATTAAGCCCGGAATACTTTGACTCTGATGCTCACAAATGGATTATAAAATCTCTTATCGAATACTTCGATAAGTTTCACACAAACATTACCCTAGAAGTTCTCAAAGTCGAGCTTCAAAAGATTGAAAACGATGTTCTGAAAGTCGCTATCAAAGAAGAGCTAAGAAACTCTTACGAAGCCTCCCAAGAGGACATCGACTATGTTCAGGAAGAGTTTTCAAAGTTTTGTAAAAA